GAGTATCTATTGGTTCAATATCCAAAAATTCATCTATTTCATCAAATTTACTCATACATCAACTCCTTTTGTTGGACTATATGATCTATAGTCTGGTAAATCAAACCTTTGTTCAGTAAATCCAAAGTCATCACCAACCTCAACAAGTGCATCATCTTGAGCATTTACAGCATCAATTACATCACCGTTTATATGAGTATCTATAGTTGTTCCATCTTCACCACGCCTCACAGTTATATGATTATCCTTTATTTCTTTAATAAACATAAGTTCATCACCAATTGCAATATAACTATCTACGATTAAACTAGATGTGTTTTGAACTAAGAATTTTATTTGAGTTTTTGTTATATCCTCTGCAAGTCTTGTAACTCCATCATCATTATAATCTTTAAGAGCTCGAGGTGTGGCAATATATCTTTTAAATCTTTGTGCAGTTTTTGTATTTGTACTTGAGTGGTAATCAACCTGAACTTTCTTAATAAGACCTGTGCTAGAATCTGCAACTGGGCCAAATAGATATGTTTTTGCAGTAAATCCTAAAGTGTGTGTTATGATTCTTTTCTGTTCAAATCCACTTTCGTAATTATCATCAAAAGTGACACTATCTAAAACCATTGGTATATCTCTTTTTTCACCAATTGCTTTAACTAAATCCACAGTTAAATTAAATGATGGTTGAAAATATGGTAGTATCTGTTCGATAATTTGTAGAGAGTCTTCATTATATTGAGTCATTGCATATAACTTAAAACTTAAATTATACGGAACAGGCATAAAAACTTTTCTTGCACTTTTAGATCCATCTTTCGTGAATGCTTTAAAAGTTTGCATTGTTGAAACTTTTCTTGCAGGATCATATGATATACCATCCATCTCAAATGCTAGACGGGGTAAAGTTATTGCAACTCTTTTTCTTAAATCTGGTTTTTGCTCTAATCTTGCTAAAAACTTTTCTGTTGGCCCATAAGCAATCGGAACTCTTACAGTTGAAAATGCTCCACCTGCAGATGTTTGGTGCTTTATATCAATTGCATTAAAAAGAGTACCAAAGGATATAATAGTCCTTCTGATTATTTCATGGTAATAATAGGTTCCTAACATAACTTAAACAGGACTTATCCAAACTATTTAGAAATCACCGAATGGATTGTCCTCAGAAAAGTCTATAATCGCATCTGCTTCAGACTCTACAAGTATATTTTCGTTATAATTGTCAAACTCATCTTGATCAGAAACACTTCTTACAATATATTCAGAATCAGATCCTAAAAGTGTGGTTCCGATGCCTACAACTGACTCACCAGGTGCAAATCCAACACCACCAACATTTGTAACTTTGAGTATCCTATCATCTCTATCCCAATCAGCAACGATTGCTGTTGTTCCTGTTGAAACACCTCTGACGAGTTCTTTAAACTGATAATTACCAGTCGCTAATCCAGCTCTTGCTGGTGAATCGATTGTGATAGTTGGAGTTGCAGTATATCCAATACCAGCGAAAGAATATCTAATTGAAGCAATCTGACCAAGAGTATTAACTATCGCTATTGCCTTTGCGGTTGACCCAATTCCAATATTAGTATCCAAACCAACAGCGTTTACAGTTACATTTGGAACAACACCATAACTTGCACCTGAGTTTGTTATTGTGGGTGTTGCTAATGTTCCATCTGCTGTAATCGCAGTTGCAATTCCACCTGTTCCAAATGCATTTTGACTTCTAATTGTAACTGTTGGTGTGATAGTGTATCCAAAACCAGGATTAGTTAATTCGATACGATCTATTGATTTCCCAACTTGTCCTGATCTACTTGTCATAATCGCAACAGCAGTTGCATTAATACCATCACTTGGTGCAGATGATATTCCAACTAAAGGTGGTAATGTATATCCAGTTCCATCATTAATTAAATCTATAAATGCAATTCCTTTACCTATAAGAGTATTTCCAGCGTTCTTAGATAATTGAACAGACGCTGTTGCTGTTGATGCAGCAATACTCACCATACTTAATCTTGTTGTAAATCCAAACTCAACTGCTGCTCTATCAACTTCTTCAATTCCTGTATCAATGTCTTCATCAAGTGCGTAATCCATTACTTCACAACTTAGTGTATAAACGTAAAGATCATTCAGTTGATAAAAAGGTTTTTTTCCTTCCACATATTTAATTTCAAACATTGTATTATCAAGAGGAAAGTAAATTAAATCTCCTTCTTCTGGTCTTGTTGCTAATTCAATCTCCGTATCTGCAGTCAAAAATGGACTAATAAAGTCTTCATATCTTTCCTTTGAAACTACAAAAGTTACAGCATCAGTTGTTTGTACTCCAAACTTTTGCAAAATATCTCCACTACCTTCAAAACCTTGATAATTTAAAAGATATGCTTCCATACGATAAGCATCATCAAAAGTCGAGGCTACAACCTCTTTCATGATTGTTTTTTTGTTTATAATCTTACGAGGAAGATAAACTATATCTTGCCCATAAATTTTTAATTGCTCATTAATTAGATCTTGAACTAGTCTCTGTTCACCTTGCGATCCTTGTAAAAAATACGGAGAAAGTGGCATAATATCACCCTATGAAATCAAGAGGTGGTAACTCGTATTCTCTCTTAAGTGTCTCTTCTAATTCTTCAAGCTCTCTAATTGCATCTTCATATATTTGTCTTCCGTTTAACTGAACTCCACCAGGTAACATTACACCTTGGAATTTAATTAAATTCATTCCCCATTGTTTTTTAATTAATGATGTTGCATATTTCTTCAACCAGAAATCATTGTAGATTTTAGTAACATCATCTGGATCTAAAAGACGATAACAGTCAATTACTATGAATGTATCATCATTCATTTGTGCAAAATCAATATCTAAATATAATCTTCCTTGTTTTCTATTGAATCTTATTTGAGTATCTGGTGTAATGATGCGACTTAAATCTTCCAAGTATGTCTTGGTCATTGTATAATTTAAAAGATCAAGTGCACCATAGTAGTAAAGATCATTCAAAAATATTTGATATTTAATATTAAACAAACCACTTGATATGGTGTTATTATCCATTTTCAAAACTCTTTCTACACCTAATATGTGATCAGGTAATTGTAAAAAGTTTTGATTTTCTTCAAATTTGGTTGTTGTTATACCGACTGTAGAACTCGCTGTTGTAGTAGTGATTCCTGTTCTTAATGTTTCTCTTTCTTCTTTTGTTATCTTATGTTTCAATAGCATTCTTTCCACACCATCAAAATGACGGTTTTGAAAGTATTGAATTGCATCATCAATTAAATCTTCAACTTGATCATCATCCACATTAATTTCCAACACAGGAAATCCAAGTCTTCGCAGACAATAATCTATTAATTCCTGTCTAGTGGATGGTTTGCTCATTTTTTCTCCTTTTTCTTGTCTTCTTCTAATTTAAGCAATCTTTGTTGTAAATCCATATACTCTTTTGTTATAGATTCTACTTTTGCTTCTAATAAAACATTTTGATTCACTACTGTTGATAATTTTTTATGGTAATGATTAATTAAAATGTTCACATCAACTTCACTGTTCATAGTATTAGAATTGACCTCCATCAATTGTTGTTGTCCATTTAGGTATGCCACTGGCATCAGTTGTTAGTACGAAGTTTGAGGTTGTTATACCTGCTGTAGTGCCAGCTGC